GACGAATAGACGTCAAGGAAGAGCAAATGGCGCAAGGTAGAGGAAAATTGGTCAATAAGTCCGAGATGTGTGCCATCTTGGGCTGGACTAGGCAGATATTTGACGCTCACGTCCGTGACGGTATGCCTCTGATCGAGGCTCCATCAGAAAGAACCGGCGAATACAAGGTTTACACCGGGGACGTGGTTCGCTGGCTTGTCCAGAGAGCTGTGATCGAAGCCTCCGGGGGCGATGACGAGGACGGTGGACCGCTCGATCCCGATAAGGAGCTGGCGCTACTGCGTCGCGAGCAGCGGAAGGCCAAGAAGATGGAGAACGAGACCTCTCTAGGCAACTTGATCCCCGCCCACGAGGTCGTGGAGGAGATGCAGGCTCGTATCGGCAGGTGCCGATCCCTCATCCTGGGCCTTCCAGCAGCCATTGCAGATGAGCTTGCGCTTATGCAGGAACCTGCTATCATTCGCAGGCGTCTTTACGACGCCCTGAGTGGTCTGCTGAACGAGCTGGCCAGGGAGCGCAAGGAAGAGGAGGAAGATTGATGCCCAAAGATCCGAAGTCCGGAAGTATGTTCCGGTAACGTTCCTGAACATCGATGACATCCTCTACGCTGGGAGTATGAACTACATGGCTGACTATGGTCGCATGGTCTTCCGGGCATTCAACCGCGAAGAATGGCTGGAGGCTCTGGAGAAGGCCCGTCCCGGGGACGAGATCCATATTATCCGCAGCTTCGACATGACGAACTCACCGATCAAGGGTGGTGTCATCTATTACGACGCCGTCCGTGGTGGCGCGAAGTACCGTTTCCCACTCCCCGAGGAGATCCCACCCCTGAACTGGATCGAGGGTTCTCGCTACGATCGCGAGCACAACGAGACAATCTTCCGGATCACGGGCCAGAGGAAGTCGATGTTCTTTTCCGAGGTCGAGCCTGGAGAAGAGCAGGACGGGGGCGTTATAGCGTCGAAGAACAGACTTATCGCCGGGATGACCTCAGCTATTGCCGAGAAGGATAGGCAAATTACCTCTCTGGAGAGCAAGTTGAAGGAAAAGGAGGCCGACATCAAGCGCGCTCTCCATCTTGCGCGCAGCTTCGAAGGCATCCTGAAAGGCTGGTATGCCGCTTAATGTTTCTATTCCTACTCCGACGCGTAGTCAGGCGGTAGTAGACGCGTTCGATAAGGCTGAAAAGCTTTGGGCGCCGCCACCGAATATGCTACCGTCGGAGTGGATGGAGACCGAGCTGGTCATCCCAACTGAGGAGAGCGCTGTCCCGGGAAGGTACACCTTCACTAGACATGCGTTTCTCCGCGAGATAATGGATAGCTTCGTCGATGATTCTGTCGAGGTCGTGGCCGTTCAGAAGCCGGCACAGGTTGGGTGGACTCTGGCTTTTACAGCCGCTGCCGCGTACTTCGTTAGATGCGATCCGTCGCGCATCTTGGTGGCTATGCCGACTGAACATGAAGCGCAAATATGGTCTAAAGACCGCTTCACGCCGGTCGCGTCGGCTACAGAAGCCCTCAAAGAGCTAATTAAGCCCGCCAAGTCCAGGGATGGGACGAATAGTGTTCTACACAAACGCTTCCCCGGAGGTGCCATCAAGGGTGTTGGAGCAAATTCACCAACCGGTCTGGCATCCTGGCCTGCAAAGCGTATTATGCTGGACGAGGTGGACCGCTACCCCATGTCTGCGGGTGACGAAGGTGATCCTATCTCCCTCGTCAAGAAAAGAGCCCAGACTTACCTCAGACGAGGCGGAAAGCTAGTCGCAGGCTCTACTCCGGACATCACGGGCCTCAGTTTGATCGAGGCCCTAGTCGAACAGGGCGACAAGCGCCGCTTCCTGGTGCCCTGTCATCACCAGCAATGCCGTCATGAGCAGATCTTGGAGTTCGAGAACCTCGAATGGAGCCGGGATGAGGCCGGAAACGCCTTGCCCGAGACGGCCAGCTACATTTGTCAGGGCTGCGGCGTGCCCTGGACCGACCTTGAGCGCATTTCGAACATTCGAAATGGACGCTGGGAGGCCTCTGCGCCGCGTACGAACGTGCGCTCGTACATCATCGACGGACTGCTATCGCCCGACGTAACCCACGCAGAGCTTGCCCGCGAATGGTATGCCTCGAATACGGACGAGCGTCGCAAGGTCTTCGTCAATACTTACTTGGGCCGCACATGGTCCGAAGAGAGCGACGCGCCCGATTGGAAGTCCCTGTTTCGGAAAAAGGAAAGCTGGGACAGCAACGTCCTCCCCAATGGCGTTCTGTTGCTCACTTGCGGGCTGGACGTGCAGAAAAACAGACTCGAATACAGAGTCTGGGGTTGGGGCCGCGATGGCGAGTGCTGGTTGATTGAACATGACATCATTCCGTTTGGTCCAGACGACCCTAACGCATGGAACGCGGTAGATCAACTACTTTCTGAGGATAAGTCATGGGTCAGCGCCTCCGGGGAACTGATGAAACTGGATCGTCTCTGCGTGGACTCTTCCGCGTTTACGGAAGAAGTCTACAGCTGGGGCCGCCAGTACAAGTTCGACGAGAGGGTAATGCTCGTGAAAGGCGATGCACGCCAGTCCGTCGTCGTCGGCTCCCGTCAAGTACAAGAGTTCACGAAGACAGGAGTGAAGGCGAAATACGGTGTTGCCGTCACTATCATCGGCACCAACAAGGCGAAGGACTATCTGATCCGCAAGATGCGCCTCGATCCTCCGATCGCCAATGAGGGATACCCTCCAGGGTATATCCATCTGAATGACTGGGTCACGGAGGACGAAGTCCAGCAGATGGTCTCCGAGAGGAAGATCAAGAAGGTCAACAAAAAGGGTTACGTCGACATCGAGTGGCGGAAGAAGCCGGGAGATCGTAACGAGGCCCTAGACTGCTTCGTCTACGCGCACGCGGGTGCCGTAGCGATGGGTCTCTGGAATGCTCCTGCCTTCTTCTGGGAGGATCGGGAAGAGCTGTACAAGAGGCGGAAGCCAAGGCCCGAGCCCGAGCAGCGCAGGGTGTCCGACATCGTCACCAAGGATCGGACCCGGGCTCAGCGCCTCAGCGACCTTATCAGGGCCGGCGTGCAGTCGAGCGGCGACCCTTGGCTGGACAGCTAGTCACCAAGGTGGAAAGCCGAGAGCTTCAGCAAGGTCCTTAGCGTTGGTTGGGAAACGCCGTCGAGGCCGGGCCTTGGGCGGAACCTCCTTGCGGAGTAGAGGATCGAATTCGAAAGTCGAACCGCCCTTGTAGGGCACCAGGGGCTCTGCCGAGATCAGAAACTCCTCGATCGGCACGCAGGCGTGCTGTCCTCCGCGCCACACGACGATCACGATCCCCGCTTCCCAGCCTACCCTCTCGACCGTGACCACGTCACGGCTTCGCGGCTGGTTCGTCTCGAAGATGTATTCCCGAGACGCGACGAGATCATCGTGATTCATCATGTGTTCGTCTCCCTTGGCTGGAGAATGGGATAGGCTCGCTTCGCGAAGTCGCCCTGCTGGAGCGTCGCTAACTCATGGAAACCTGACGGCACATTTGCTCTTCCGCTTCGGGCTGTCGACTTCCCTGACGGCGCGAATGATATGCTGGGTGAGGCATTACGCACTCTCACGCTATCCCCACCGGATGCCAAGGTCGACTGGCAGCCTCCATACCTTTTCCCCAGAAGGTTGGGACCAGCAATCCCTTCCAGCGGGTAGTCGACGGATCGTTTATACGCCCCAGATAGACCATATGGCAAGAGGAACGTCCTCCCTGAAAAAGGATTTCGAGTGTGAAGATGTGGCTTTTGTTCTCCAATGTCGGCCCTGCTAGCGCTATCATTCGGGCTGAAACCGAAGATGAAGCAAGGGTAATCGCAAACCATCATATCCGGTGGCGTGGGGTGGCCTTCTATATCGATTGGATGACTCAGGCTGAGTGCGTGGAGTTCCAGCCTGATGCAATCGACGGAGTTCTAGCTACATTTCGATCATCCCCGCTGTGGGATGGCGTTCCTGAGGGATGAGACATGGCAACACTGGAAGAGCTACAGGCGCTGCTGACCGAAGCTCAGAGCGCTCACCACAAGATCCTCCTGGGCGGTCAGGCGCAGACGGTCCGTGAGGCCGACGGCAGCACCGTCATCTACAACAACGCGTCTGCGACGGACCTGGACCTCTATATCAGCCGCCTCCAGGGGCAGATCAGCGCCCTTCAGGGCGGTAGCTCTCTCGTAGGCGGACGACGGGCCATTCAGGTGGTGTTCTAGCCATGTCGCTGCTCCAAACTGACGACACATCATTCACCGCAGCGTCGGTTACTCACCCGGCGCTGCAGAATTGGCTTCCGGCCATTCTGTCGGCAGATGCGGAGCTGTTGCTTGAGCACCCAGCGCTTGTTGC